ATTCTCAAAATTGGGCGATATCTGGTCAAACACCAGGACTAGAAGCAGCAAGTAGATTAGTTGTGTGGAATGAGACCACACCAGCCGCTAGACCTGGAGGAGAAGGAGTAGTAACAGCTTACACCAAGACTTTGCGTAATTGGTTCTACAAGGGTAAACTGGAAGATTGGGTTAGAGAATTGCCGTACAATTCCCCCCACCTAGAAGGCAGAAAAGTTATCGTTTTCATGAATGACTGCCATTACTACTTTCCAAATCCGTTGCCGAAACACCCACAGCTAAATCTAGCGACGATGTGGGTTTCAGGCCTGAACTTTCCCGTGATACCGGGTTCTTACAAACTCCCCTCGAACGGTGGAAATTGTTTAATAGGAAATGGAGGACAAGGGATCTTACATGTTCATATGACCCCTTTTTTGAATGGAGAAGGATATGATCATCCCCTCCTCCACGTGCCCAATCCTATGCTGCAAATAAATTCCGGATGGTTTCAGCACTTTGCTACCCAGGTCAGATGGAATGCTTGGAAACCAGACACTTTTCTAAATGTGAAAGAAGATTTAAAGTGGTTTACTCCTCAAAAAGATGCATTGTCTAGAATGGATGCAGGAGTAGATGGAGAGATATGGAAGAAATATTGGAATACTGTTCAATGGGATTTTGACGCAAGAACAGTTCATCCATCTATAATCTGGAATTGGATTTTTAGTAATATGGATCGAAATATTTCTTCTAGTGCAGTTAAGACTCTTTTTAAGAGCTATTCATCTTCAGTTCTTCCAGACCGGTTTTGGATTAAGAAATATAAGAATTGGAGAGAGTCAGTATATTCAGTCAAGACAGATCTAAGTAAAATTGAATCTTTGTTGTTAACAGAGAAACCAGCGCAACATTTAGAAATGCATGTGGTTAGTGGATTCAATTCTTTACTAGTACCAGAATGGGATCCTGTCTTTGAAAGTTGGAAGGAGTGGCAAGTTAAGATGAAAACAGTATGCCATACCCCAAAGAATAAAGAAATACTGCCAGAACCTACATATGTTAAAACCATACTAGACCCTTATTATGAAGTTAAACCTTTTGAAGGAGAAGATTTGAAACCAAATAGAAATATGGTTAGAAGAGGAAAAGCTCCAGAATTCAAAGAACATGATGAATTCATGAGAGACATTAGGCAATATGTAGAAGTAGAGAAGGACAATGTACGTGTAAGACATGTCAAGAAGACTATTCATGGACCTTCTCTATTAGGCTCAGACGGACTAAGAACAGCATATGAATGGTGTTCAAAAAGTGCTTTGAATTTGATTTCAGCCATCTTTTTAAGACAGCTCAAAAGTCCTCTGAGACCAGACCCGCTTGTAGTGGAAAGATTTAAAACGTGGTTTGGTATTTGGTTCGATCAGAAAATGACGAATCTGAAAGATGCCCCAAAAATCCAGGATTGGAGATCTTGGTTAGCAGAAAAAGCATGGCCAGCTGATAAGAAAAAGAACTATGCTCAGACTTTTATAAGATTGCTTTCTCTGGTGGTTTTTAAACCATCAGACTGGGCTTATGCTTTTACTGCTATGGTGAAATCCGGAGAAGTGTACTTCAGATCCAATACACTCCGTGACAAATGGAACAGGCTTTTAAACAGAGATGATAGACCTAGATTGATTTTTAATCCTAGTGCTAATGCCTGCGGTCCTATCACGTGGATTCAACAGATGATATTTGGGGAGTTAAAGCAACTCTTCCCTGGCTTCATTCAAGCCTTGTCGAGCAACGAATTTAAGACGATTGTTAAAGTCAATATGCCACCGAATGCAGTTAGTGCAAATAGTGACGGAGCGAGTTTTGATGCACATCAGCACAGATCGTTAATGGAGGCAATTGACCAAAAAATATGGGAATCCTATCTCCCTAGAATAGAGTACATCTTCAGAGAACAAATGAAGATGCCAAACTGGAAATGCGTTAGTCAAGGAATATTTTGGCAAGCAACTCAGCACGAGACTACTCTATTCTTTCAGCTACCTGGATTTGAAGATCAAGTTTCTAAGAAATGGAAAGCAAATGTCCAGGTATCCAAGTACTTCCCTGTTAAAGGCAAGGATTGGTTGTCTCTTGATATAAACGGAACAACCTTTTCTGGTCAACCAGTGAAGACAACGCTAGGCAATACTATGCGCAGTATTGCATATCACGAATTTATATGCTCAGAAATGGGCATACCTGCAGAGAATATATTCGTGATAGCATCAGGAGATGATGTTTGCGTTTGGATCAGCAAAGAATACTTGCAAGACTATCTAGATGGAGTTAAGAAATACACTCACGACAAAGTAGAAGACATTGAAAAAGGTCTTGGTCAGTGTATTAAAGAAGTGATAGTTGGCGATTGGCATGAAATGGATTTTTGCTCTAAGAAATGTTTCTACCAAGAGGAAAAATGGTATGTTCTTAGAGATGTCCGTAAAGCTTGGACCGAGAAAATGGAATATATTGGAAAATTGGAACTATTCCATAGAGAGCCAGAACATCATGTGATAGCCATGCAAGAATCAGCTAGAGCTGAGGTTAAATGTCCCCTGTTAGACGAGTTTTATACAACTCGTCTCAGAAGGATCTATAATGAACTATTGATTCGTCCTATGAATTCAATAGCGTATAGAGACAGGATGACATACCTAAAGAATAGGATATCTGGTGCTAGTACAGAAGAAAATATTTTGAAGGCGAAATGCCTGACTATGAAATGGCACCAAGATACAAAAAGGATAGTTTGGGACTCAGAGCATAATCTCCCAATGAGCATTAGCAAGAAGTTCGCTGAACAAGCTGGCTGGAATTGGTGGAGTTTCGTGAGTTTTTACTCAGGTCACTCTACTGTTCCAGTAGTTTAATCAGCGTGGACGTGCGTGTGAAGTTCACTTAGCCTGTATGGCTAAGTTCATCCTCTTTGATAGGCAAGTGTGTACACTAGCCTTTGAC